GGCATTAATATTACAGCGATGGCTTTTATCAAAAAATTATGATTTACGACCACCACCAAAAGTTACACGAGATTGTCTGTTAATATTAACAGGCATCTCTGGTCGTTGTTCCCTTAGAATGTCCTGATCCACGGCTTTTACTTGGTCAGCAGTTTTATTCTTAAAAAACTCCTTACGCGATTGAACAATTTCTTCAGGTATCCTTGCCAACACAAGGCCACCAACCCCGATTAACCCCTGATATCTACCAGCTTGAATTACAGGATAGTCGTGATCACCAAGTTGATTTTTAATCTCTTCGGATCTAACAAACTCCCATCCTTCTCTAAGTTTTTTGGAAACATTACCTGTATCATCTTGTCCCATAAACTCAGTTCTAATCCACCTGTGTTTAAACCCTTGTGGTGCAGGGGGTGCATCTAGACTTGACGGAGGCGTCCAAGGTTTATTCCTAGTAGGTTTAGTCTCTGACGCGCGAAAGGTTCGATTTTCATTTTTTTTATCTGACATTATCTCTCTCCTTAACGTGTTTTGCGTATAATTTTAATGGCACATTTAATTTTTTGGCAATAGCCACTTGTGACCTTGTGAGAGTCACTTTTCTGCGTCCTTGCTGTTTACGCCCCGCAGAGGCAACAGTTTGAACGGGTTTATAGTCTTGACTAAAGTGTGTAGGGAAAGATTCCCTCATTCTTTTGTCTACTTCATTGTAATACCGATCTGACTCTGCGTCAAACCCCTCAGCTACTAATTCTCCGTGAATGGCAAATGCTCTCTGTGTCATTTTCTCATCATTACCAAACCAAGTGTTCTCTTCACCCCAAGCTTTTGCCTTTGGTGAGATCTCAGCTTGTGGTTGTGGAACACTGTTCTGATCATTTGCCGGAGGATTTTTTGCTAGTTCTTCTTCTCTAGTCTTTTCTTCTTCAAATTGTTTTTGTTTAATTTTAGCTTTTTCTTTTTCAACTGCCAAAGTTGTAAGCTGCTCTTGAGCTTCCATAATCTTTTCAGCGTCATTGTTTTCAATAGCATTTTTAAGATTCTGTTTTACAATTTCTTTCTGTGTATCTACTCTTGATTCAAATTCTTTTGTAAAGTCTTGTTCAAATCTTTTTGCTTCTTTTTTTTCTTTATTTGTTTTTTCTATTATTGATTGTGCGTATGCAATAGCTTCTTGCTTTTGCCTTTCAGCTTCTCGCATTTTTCTTGTAAGACTATTTATTCTTTTTTGAACATTTTCAGTCATATCGACTAAATTGTCCTCTTTTTTTTCTTGTTTCGTTTCTTCTACTACCTCAGCTGTTGTGCCTTCTTTTACAGGATCTGTATATCCTAAATCAACCTCAATCTCTTCGGTTTTGATCTCTTTTGGTTTTTCTTCTACTGTGACAGTTTCTTCTTCAACATCATCAGTGTCAATTTCTACTTTATTATCTTCTTCTTGCATAAATTACTCCTTAGAATAATGCGAGGATATCCTCGGGTTTGTTAATAGTTCCAATTATTTCGTCATCGTTTAATATACGATGTTCTCCATATTTGGTTTTAAATCGAGCTCCAGAGTATCGTCCGTAAACAACAAATTGACCTTCTTGACACCAAGGTCCAGTTGGAAACTTATCTTTGTCTTTGTAACATAAATCTCCCATTTTAACGACAAGTCCACAAACTGTAGTCATTTGTTGCGTTTCAATAGTTTTTTCTGTTAAGTAAAGACCACCTTTTGTTTTAGACTTTGGTTGATAAGGTCTAATTAAAAGTCTGTATCCTACTGGTTTTGGTATTACTTTAAGATATTGTTCCGTTTCTTTAGGACCCTTTGGAACTATGGGTTCGTCAACATCTTTACTAGGTGTGACTAATTTAGTATTAGGTTTGATCAATGTCATCTACATTATCCTCTCTGTTTTGCAGGTCTTTAAGATCCTGAAGCACAGCTTCTAATGCTGCGAGCTTGCCCTTAGCATAATGCAGATTATCTAGTTTGTCTATACCATAACATATATGTTCTTTAGTTTTGTCAATTTCTTTTCTAATATAATGACGAATTTGTTGTACTGTATCTATGTCAAGCATAATTATGAAGCTGATTATAGATATAAAAATCGCCTTCGTAAAGCAAAGATATCTCTCTTTGAAACTCTCTACCTAAACTTTTATGTATATTAAGTTCAGCTGTTTGATTTATCTTAACTGTTTTTGTAAGATTCTCATCACACAAGCCACACTCTTTGTAAACTTGTCGTAAAGCTGGCATCATATCCTCTAATCTAAATATTTTGGTCAGGCACAGTTTACCCTCTTGGTCTGTAATGTCATTCCACATAGTATTTGTATGTGTTGCAAAATGAAGTCCGCACGGACCTTTGTTATCCTTTGATTTACGAGTTTCTTTTATTGTTTGTAAAAAGAAATCAAACCTTGCAGCCTCACTAATAAATTTTACGCCCTTTTTTTCTGCTAGACTACTGAGCTCATTTGAAAAGTACCTGTACATACTTAAACATCTTGCAATGGGTTCTCTTACAAAAGCAAAAGTATACATTTTTGACCAATCTGTAGGATAGAGATGTTGTTTAGCAAACGCAGCTCTTCTAAATTGTAATTTTCCTAAAGGTATTCTGTAATTATTAAGTATGTCATTCCAATATTTATAATTATCTTTTACAAAACATTCAGGGTGTCGTGACCTGTCAGTTAGTGCGTAGTAAGGTTGTAAAAGTTGTCTGATTGACTGACCACCTGACTTTTTTATATGAATCCAAAAAAATTTATTTATATTGCTCATACTTATCCCACTTGTGTGGAAAATTACCCTTCGCAGCAAAATGTACAAATTTTAAATCTTTGTGAAAACCATCATCGTTAAACAAATACAAATTTCCACAAGCTTGTGTGTATTTAAGAGTCAAATGATATAGTAAATCTTCGTTAAATCTTGTTACCCAAGAGTTTGGCAGCTTTACAAGTTCTAATTTTTCGTTTACAGAATCTTCAATAAAATGTTGTTCTCCATAAAATGGTGGAGACGCCCAACCCTCTTTAACATAGTGTGTTTGCCAATACTCCGGCTGTTTCATAAATTTATCATAGATATATTTAACGTCTTTAGGATAATATTTTTGAAAACCACCATTGATTGTAAACCTATCTTTTGCTTCTGATGGCATTTCCCTCCACCAACCCGGAGCTGCAAGAAATTGTCCACGTTTTATAGGATAGTCAAATACTTTTTTGTAATCATTGATTAGAAGAACATCAATATCCATAACACATACGGGTTCATCAACATCAAGTGTCATACCAAACAATTTGTTCCATTGTAAATTGATATTAGGCTGCATAGGTTCTCTTACCCACACAATCTCGTGTTCAGGTAATTTAGATTCTATGTATTCCTCATATCTAGAATCATATAAGTCTCCTATTCTGACACAGACTATCTTCATTTTTTATCTTTTTTGCCAAAACATACAACAGGTGACTTATATTCTGTAATACGTCTTTTTTTTGTGAACCTTGACCCTGAAGTGTCTTTAATCCTAAATATGTCTGACAACTTTATAACCCCACCTGTTTTCAGATAGATCCCAAACACGTTTAGTTTGGTTTGGAATCCGTACTAGGATGTTGTTAAACTTTACTAGATTTTTGGTTAATAACATAATGTCCTCCACCTATAATTCTATTTTATTTTTTTATTTTTGCAATACCTTTGAGCCCGAATGACCCTGCAATCGAAGCTAAAATTCCGTACGATATCCAATCTGGACAATCATTCTTGAGAAATAAAAAACCTTCTTTCATATACGGCTGAAGTGCAGGTATGAAGGATGCTAAAATTATGCCGATGAACGCAAGGGTCCAGGCTTCGTCTTTCCACGAATTGTCTGATGCTCGCATAGCTGATTCATCCCAATTTCCGTCTTTTTCAATTTTTGTTTTAGTTGCTTCTAATTTTGATAGCTCAACTTGTGATTTAAGTTGTGCTTTTTTTTGTTTTCCTTCAATCCAGGTTTTAGCAAGATTTGCTACTGGACCTAATATTGCTGTAAACATTATATCTCCTTTTTATATATAATTTTATTTTCGCCTTTTTCGGCTTCTTTAAAATTATAAGTCCTAAGGAGCATATCCACAATACCCATACTAATCTGAGGGTAATCGTCAATAATAAATAGAGCTTCACTTTCTGCTCTTGGTATAAAAAAGTTTAATTCATCGATAAGTGCTTTTGTTGTATGTGGTCCATCAAAATGTACAACTTTGTATAGACCAAAAATCATCAATGAATTTTGAACACTAAACTGATGACCTTCACCCATTGTTCTAAAATAATAATCATCGGTCATATGGTAAAAATCAAACTCAGGATAGTTTTGATAAAGGTAAGAAACAGTTTTTTGTTTCATATCCTCTGTATAATCAGCAGTGTATTCTTCTGATTTGTCATAATGTTGATATTTAATGTTATTGTAAGGATCAATAGCAACGTGTTTATACAAATTGGGTTTGTGGTCACGCACTGCATCCATAATAATTTTAGAACCAAGTCCTTCTCTCAGTCCTATCTCACAAGTCAATGTGGCTCTGTCTATTGTTGCTTCGCCAATATGTTTTGTGATAAGGTGATACTCAGAAGAATCACCTTTAATCATTTAACGCCTATAAATTTCGTACCTGTCAATTGGATATCCTTTATTCCTTTGATATCACTTTTTACACCATTTTCTCTATGAGGGCAACCAATTAAATTACCTTCTTTCATTCCCTGTGGTTGGGGTCCACTCTCAGGAGGTGGTCCAAATGCCTTGCCACCAGTTTTTCTTGCAAAGGGGTTGTGTTTATAGTTTTTTTCACCTTTTTTTAACATCGGACTTGTGCGTCTTTTATAATTTTCCCTTAAAATCCTATCCTCTTCTGTTATTTTTTTTATTTTTCTGTACTGAGGAGGATCTGAAGCTAAAGTGCTGTAATCATATTTATCACGATCAATAAGATCGCCATCTCTATCATAAGTTTGATAATATTCTGTTAATGCTTTTTTTTCAGGACTAGGTTCTGGCAGTTCAATTAAAAATCCTGATTTTCTTATTTTATCACTCACTTTTATTCTCCTCGTTTTCTATTTTTCTTTCAGTTAAGTCTAGTTTTTCGTCAGCTACTCTAATTCTTTCAGCAGAAGCAGTTTCAGCATCTTCTCTTTTCATTTTTTCTAAATCTATTTTTTGTTCAAACTCCATTGTTTTTCTTTGTTGATCCTGTTGCTCTTCCACAGCTTTTCTCTGCATATCCATAGCTCGTAAATCAAGTTCTCTTGATTTTAGTGCTACTAATGGGTCTTGTTGTTGTATGCCTTCAGCTTCGACTAGCTCTTTTGTTATGGCTGCAACTTGTAAAGCAATCAAAGACTCAGTTTCAGCTTGAAATGCTTCCATACTTGTCTGTTTTAACTGTTGCAAACTTTCATCATTCATAACCATAGCCATAACAACAGCGCGTGCTTTGTATGAAATGTGTTCTGATATGTGAGCTTGTAATAATGCGTATACCATTGGGTTTGATTGAACCATTCTTGACTTAATAAACGATGCGTGAGCTAAAATGTGTGCATCGTGGTTCTGAAATGGAAAAGCTCTTGGCACAATCATCTGTAATGCCTCCATATTCTCTATTGCTGGATCTTTTGGTTGAGGTTCTGGCTCAGGTTTTAGTAATGTATCTATATTTTTTGTGCCCATTGCCTCATAAACTCGTCTATAAGCCTCTCGTAGATTGTGCATCTGTGGATTTGACTGCGCAACCTGTAATTGTTGGCTTGCAAGTGTAATTCTTTGCGATAAAGAGAAGATATTTGGGTCTGCAACAGGAATTACGTCAATTTCTTCACTAAAATCCTCTAATTTTACAAGTCTGTTACCCCCATACACTGCATAAGGGTACAATGGAGGCAAATATTCAGCAAAAACTTTGTGTAAAAGTCTAAATTCTTGACGCATCGCATAGTATAAACGCTTGTGAATGGCACTCATCACCCTAGAACCACGTTCAAGTAGTGCCAAAGTTGATCCTACTGCTCTATTTTGCTTATCTTCACCTACTTGCATATCAGCAATGGCTGCAAACTTCTGACCTGCTTGTACAACAAAGCCTAAAAGTTGAAAAAGTGTGCCACTTGGCTCTTTAAAAGGTAAAATCTGAAATTGATCTTTAATATTACCACCTGGAGCATCAACATCTCTAAACTCTCCAGGTTGAAAAGGTTGGTCATCATCTCTAATTCTTATACCTCTTGACTTAAAACCTGCTGGTAAATTACTAAGTGTGCCTGCATCTAACAATTGACGAAGAGCTGCTGTTGCAGTTCTTGATAAACCACCAATCATATGAATCAAACCAAATCCGTAAAACCCAAGACCCGGTAAAAATTTATAATGTACAAAATATTCTTTACGGGTAAACAATGGATCATCAGGTACAAAATTTCTATAAATGGAAAGTATCTCTTGTGAACCTTCATCAATAGTTACTATATATGGGACTTTTACATTCTTGGCATCTGTTTCGCCAGACAAATCTTCTGGATCAAGATCAACGTGCATTTCTAATATGTTGTACTGATAATCAGATTCGGAGTTTTCTACACCCTCTAACTCATTGTATTTATTCTGTACATCATCGTCCATATTATGTGGGTTTATTTCAACGTCACGATAGAATCCACTCTTTTGTTTTTTGATAACATCATTTTCTGACATCTTTATGATATGTGTAATACGTTCTGCTTCTTTTAAATCACTTGCATAGTAAGGAACTACTAAATCCTCAGCTGGTATAAATTTACTTACAGCGCGCTGTAAAATCTCATCGTAATAAATTTTTTTAAATGTAGACCCTGCAAGTGGTAGGTAAAATAACATCTGATCAAACTCAGGTGTATACTCCTCCATCTTTTCTGTAATCATATAATTCATAAACTCTGAAACTCTTTGAGCTTGTGATTCTCTTTGAGGTGTTCTGTCTCCAACGATTTGACTTTTTACCGGTCCATCAGCTGGTAACAATTCTCTGTAAGCTTGTGCTTGAAATTGTGTGACACCCTCAGCTAATAAAGGATGTGTGACTGAACTAGCTCCTCTAAATATTTGACCCTCGTCATTGTATTTAAAACCTAATAAATCTAATCCAGATGTATATGATTTTTCCCAATCGCCTCTTGACTCTTTGTCTTTTCTATAATCAGTAATAAGTTGACTTGCTAGTCTTCCCAACACAGTAGCATCGAGCTGTTCGGCAATATTACTGAAGAAATCATCTTCTTCAGGCATCTCCTCTTCAACGGGTTCGTCGGTAGGTTCTTGAATTTCTACATCAACAGGGTCAACCTGTTCTTCTAAATTTTCTTCATCATCCATTAGTACAACCTTGTTTTTTTATTTCTCGCAAGTTTAACAGGGACTTCAACAAAGTCACCTTCTTTATAACTTTGTTTTGATATTTCACGAACTGCATCGGAAATACTATCACCAGGCATTGAAAACATTTTACCTCTTTTCTTGTCTGCAGCTGCAATTGCTTTGTTCTTTTTTTGAATATCAGAAATTAAATTTGGTGGACTTATACTTTTTACATTCTTCCCTTTTTTAAAAGGGTTCATATCTCCTATTATGTCATAAGCAAAATCTGTTTGTATGTCATCAATAATATCTTCTTTTGTTATTTTTGCCATAGATTATCCTACCATTTAAAAAGGTCTACGACTAGACCTCCCTCTTTCTTGTAGATTTTCATACGTGCTTCTTTCATTGCTGGTGTTAGTTTTAAAGCATAGGTTGTAAAATAATTTCTAGAATCACCAGGTGCCATACGATCTACCCTTGTTGCACGATCCGCAATTTGTGCCAACTCTTCTCTCGTGCTACCAGCGTGCAGTATCTCAATTGAATCATCACTTGGACCCGTAGCTTTTTTATTAAAAGCTAAACTTTCGTCCCAGTTTGGAATTGTTCTAAAAGCTTTATGTTCTTTATTAGGATCACTTTTCGCCACTTTAATTAATTTTACCTCACTATCATATTCTTTAGCAAGTCTTTTAAGTATTGTCATCAATACAGAATCAGGTCTTGGATTTGTGTCAACTTTTACATTTATAGAGTCCCGAGGACTTGTGTAAATTCTTTTGACACCTTGCACACCTGGAATTCCCATCTTACCATCAGAAGTGCCATAAAATTCCCAGTTACCTAAACGACCTCTTGCTCCTGCTACAATATCACCTTCTAACTTAGCAGCTTGTGTTAATGTGGTTGGTGCAATACCAAGCCATTGCACATTATCTTTCTCAGCTGGTATTTCTTTGATTAGTTGCTTTATAAAAAAATCACCATAGTTTTCCCTATCGCTTTTTCCCCCGTGCGCAAACGGCACAAACGAAGTCTTGTTCTCATCAAGCAGTCCTGCTTTTGCTTTCATAGCTTGCAAAGCATCAAGACGAGCTTGATTATCGTTTGTTTCTTTTCTTAATTTTTCAACATCTAATCGGTTTCTATTTGCTGGATCTGCTGTGTAATTAAAAAGTCTTTTTGCACTTTTGTTTACATCATCCATAGCTTCATTAGTTAACACTCTTATCTCAGCTGCACCCATAGGATTGATACCACGAACATAACCTTCTTTACGAATGAGTTCAGCATTTTTAGCAGCAATATCAGATTGTATTTCATTTACAATTGCAATCTTACCGCCGTGAGGTCTACCACTTGCTGGATCTAAATAATCATTATACTGATATCGAATATGACCAAGTGCATTATTAGTTGGGCTGCCTAGCCCTCCGTGTGCAGTAGTGTGTTCTACTGGTAGTTTTTTTTGCACTATAATCATTTCTCTGTAATCATCTGCTCCTGGTATTCTATAAGACGATTGCGATGATGCCGCGTGAAAACTATTTGCTTGACTTCTACTTGCAGAGTCCATAAGTTTTTTTCTCATAATGCCTTCCATCTGTTGCAAAGCATCTTTACCTTTTAAAAGGTTTTGATTTTTTCCTTCAAGCTTTTTTCCGTGTTTTAAAAATATATTTCCAATCTCTACCGGAAACCTAAACTCCATAGCATCTATTGTAAATCTGTCGCCTCCCTCACCTTGGTCAACAGCATTTAGCAAACCTCTTTGATACGGAAACCTAACCCCTTTTAACTGTCTGCTAGTGTTATCAATTAAATCAGTTTCTGCTTTTGTTAGCTTTACTCCTGCTTTATTAAGTTGCGGTTTTATTTCGTCAAGATAGCTTGTGTAAAATTTTTGATAATCTAAAAGGTCTTGTTTGACTGATTGATCCAAATAATTCTTTAAAACAAAAAATCTATTTGCTGGGTTTCGTTTAATTTGTTTGAGTAAAGTTAGTTTTGATAAGGGTTGCTTTGCCTGTTCAGATGCAAAAAGTAATCCACCCGCAGGTTTGCCTTTGTCATCAAAGTGTAATAAATTAGTATCCGCTAACTCCTCTTTAGTTATATTCTTTCTAACATTCTGATAACCCGGCATTATATACTTACCTTGATCTTTTGTGACTAGACCCATCCAATACGAACCCGGCATTTTTCTTGTACTTGTATCTCCAGCAACCACATCAAATAAAGCAGAGCCGAACTGCCCTTCAGGTTCTACAAAGTTACTGTTTCTAATTTTTTCAGCTTGTTCTTTATCTGTAAAAGGTCTGTTCTTTGTCCCACCAAAACTCAAAGGTTTGGACACTGCATTCTTTTGCAATTTCTTATAAAGATTAGTTAAACGATAATCCTCAGCTTCTGCACGACCAGCTGGCGAAAGAGTCGCGAGCCCTTGTTCTTGTTTACTTAATGCTGGTAAGTTAGTCTTAGTTATCGGATCAGGGTCCTTGGCTACCGACTCAGCTGCTTCAGTTTGTGTTGGTTTAGGAGCTCCGTAAAACTCATCGTATTTTTTAGCTGCTTTTTTAAACAGCCCTAATATTCCTTTTATTGCCATCAGTAATACCTATACTCTTTTGGTGGTCTATCTTCGTTATCTACATAGTCTGAGTATAACTCAACAAAGTTGCCTTGCCTATACCTTAGCAAAGCTTGGGTTGTAGAATCTACAAAATCATCATTTGCACCATTAGGAAAAGCTGCACACTCATCAATAACATCTTCTGCAAATTTTTCACCAAAGGGAAACCAAACTTGTCCTGCCTCAAATATTGGTGCGACCACATTGACACGAGTATGTTTGTCATTACCACGAGTAGGAACAAAAGGTACAACAGGTATACCCATTCTTCTAAACTCTTGTGACAAAGGCTCACCACTTGCTTTTTGTTCTATGACAATTGTTTCAGGTTCCCAATACTTGTAACTGTCTAAAGCTACAGCTTTCAATTCAGGAAAATCAAACTTGCCCCGTAAAGCATCTAATAAAATTATATGTGGAGACCCGCCCTCCTCAGGAGAAAATATACCCCACGTTGTAATAGCAGAATAGTCAGCAGTTTCTTTTTTACTAAACGCTGTATCATAACTTTGAATAACGTGTATAAGATTTGGTGGGTGCCCCTTCCAGGGTCTCCACCATTCTCGTTTTAAAATTGCACCTTCTTCACTTGTTGGGTTTTGCATATACTGAGCTGACCAGTTACGAATGGGTACAGATGCTTTTATCTTTTCTAATTCTTCTAGGTTCCAATACTCAGGCCATACTGGGTTCCCTGAGTCGAGGATCGCAGGAAATGAAATCTGTCGCCAAGTATCAGCTTTAGGTTCAGTTTGTGCTTGTAACAATCTTCCTGTCAAATCATCTTCTGCCCATCTCGTCATAACCAGCAATATAGAACCACCCGGTTGTAAACGCTGTCGTGGTCCAGAGGTATACCAATCATACGCACGTTCCATAGCAACATCAGACATAGAGTCTTGTTCCGTGTGTGGATCATCAATAATCAATAAGTCCGCACCACGACCCGTGATACTCGCCCCGACGCCAGCTGCGAAATACTCACCACCTTTATTGGTTTCCCAACGACCTTTTGCTTTGGAGTCCTCACGAAGTTTGACGTCACCAAAAATTTGTTTGTACTCTGGAGAATCAATTATATTACGAACCTTAGAACCGAACCTTACTGCAAGTTCTGTGTTGTGAGACACTTGCATTATTTTCATTTTTGGATACTTTCCAATAATCCAAGCAGGAAAGTATACTGACGCAAATTCTGATTTAGTATGCCTAGGGGGCATATTTATTATGAGCCTCCCTTTTTTTTCTTTTGCTATATTTGTAAATTCGCTGGCTATAATCTGATGATGTCCCCAACTATTCTTTTCTTTAGATTTTCTACATATAAAGTCAGGCCATACCTCTTGAACAAAATATAAAAAATGATCCTGACAAAGTTTAATATGTTTAATCCAGAGACTTTCTACTCTGAGCCTCAGCTTTTCTGTAGGCAGTAGTGATGCTTTCATAAGCAAAGTATAACTAAAGTTTTTACTTCTGTATACGTTTATGTAAGTTAACTTTAGCCCGCCCTGTCAACTGTAGTCTAAAACTGGACACGGGAAACTTAAAACGCTGGCGAGAACGGAAAACGGAAGTAGAATTGAGCCTTCAAAACAGGCAAAAAAAAACGGCATCAGAAATTTCTAATGCCGTCTTAAGTTAGGGAAGTATATTAATTAATTGTCGTATTCTTCTAAATCGTCAACAGTATGACAAACAATATTAGGGTCATTAAACTTGTTAAAAAAATTATCTTTTAAAAAATCTAATGCATTATAAACTATTAGTTGATTAAGATTTCTTTTAATGTCAATACTTTCATCATCATCTAAATAACCTACGACATCAATTTTATTTTCTAAAACAGTACGCATAAAATTATATGCGTACTTGTAATTATTTTCTTTTTCACTCATAACTACCTACCTAATATTTGAATTCTTACTGCATTCAAATCTTGTTGGATTTCATTCATTAAATCTTGAGATTGTTCATTCTGATATTTAGAACAATGCTCAACAATTCTATCCTCAAGAATTTTAGCGATAAGCATATTGTTAAGTCTATGAGTCGTATCAGTAGAATTAACTTGATTATTATTATTATTAACTGTTGGGGAAGTATCAGTTTCATTAACTGATACTTCATTACTATAACTAGCAATTAAATCTCTTACGCTAGTCATTATTATTCTCAACAGTAAATTCTTTTTTAGGCGAATTAAGTTTATAGTATTTACTTTTAGCTTTATCCTCAACATCAAGAATTGGAAAGTCTTTTTTAACTTTCTTTAAATCTAATGTATAAGATTGTGAAACCTTGACCATAACCACACTTGAACCAAACTGCTCAACATATAATTTTTTAGGATTAGTTTCATTGTATTTTACTGCATCAAGTATTTGCTTTTGATACTCTGATTTAACAGTATTAAGTTTTTTGATTTTAGCAATTACTTCATTGTATTTAGTAATAAACTTTGAAGTATTAGCGACATCAATTTTTTGTATTTTCTTTTTCATTTTCTTTACTCCTATATAAGTTAATATGAAAGTGAATACATATATTAATATATAGGATATTTTGATAAATACCAATACTTTTTTTATTTTTATTGCAATTTTTTTTAGATAGAAAAATTTTTTTCACACCGATTTTTCGTCGCCTGGCGCAGCGGGGAAACTTTACGAACGAAACCCGTCCCGGAAGCGCAAGTGCAAACGGGACGGGAACGGGTTATTTATCGCAGTCTGTTGGTTTATCTATAAAGGAAGTCACATACTCATTGACTTTTATGAGTTCGTCTAGCGATAGAACAGATATCTTTTCGCTTATTTCCTTTTCCAATGCTTTTATCTCTGCCATAGTTTACTCCTAACAGATTTGAAAACCACCAGAGTGTCGTGCAAAGTTGATGAATTCCTCAACATTTGCTTTAGCAAATGGATAGGAATCGTCCCAACTTTTTTGTGCATATATCTCTTGCCAATGGTTATTATAAGGAAATGGATATTGTCCAGGGGCAAGGTTCTCTCCAGGTCGTATCTTCTCAACCTCTTTTTTTAGGTCTTGCAATTTTTGTTCTATCTTCTTATTGTGCTTGCTTGCAATTTTTGCATTAGCTTTGATAGACTCTTCAAGTTCAGATACATAGCCATCTTTAATTAAACTACTTAATCTGTTAGCAATAGCAAGAGCAGTATCGTCATCAAACTCTGTGCCACTATTATTATGCAATCCCTCTTTTTGTCTTTCAGAAAGCAGGTCGCCACATTTGTCGTGTATTAGTTCGGCAAGAGGTCTCCACCACCACACATTATTACGAAAGTAATAACCTGGATTGGCATCTTCAAACTCATCAATAGCTTTAAAGTAAACCTCCTTGTCTTTCTCTGTTGCCTTGTCCCAATCAATCGTTGGTCGTTGGCTTGTAAGGTTGGGGTTTAACCCATATATATCAAAACCCATAATAAACTCCTTTCTTATTTAATTATCATTGGTTCATATATATTATACTAATATCCTATATATATGTAAAGACTAAAAAATTTTTTTCTGACACCAGATTGAGCTGGCTGCGCGCGCCGGGCCCATCCTGTGAACTGATGATCAAGATGGCAGGATCCGATAACGGGACGGGACGGGACCATCTAAAAAATTGATGCGATCCACAGCAAGATCCCAACGCTGAAATAGCCCATAAACCGGGGCCAAGTGATGAATAAACATAATAGAATTAATATCGTGTAAAGCATATGCAGCTGTCCTTTCTTTGTCTGGTTATAGCTCAGGCTGCGTACGCTGTCAACAATTTTCCCTGTGAAGCCCAGTGCAGCCTGTGAAGCGCGCACTGGGACTGGGTTCCGAAAGGTGCAGTTTTCCTGGACTTTTTGTTTACACCAGAAATTTCCGAGCGCGCGCCGCCGCTGCTGATGGAAACTAAAACCCGCGGATTCCGTGGCTTTCAAAACGGGACGGGACGGGACTACGCCTGGCGCGCGCTGCTGGCTGCAGCGATCAGGGCCATACGAATCCCGCTTTTTGAAAACGGGAAACGGGACTTAAGAAACGGGACGCCCGGTTCACGAACCTCGAGAAGTTCGAGACGGCTCTTCGGGTCGGGTGCATTTAGAATCGAGCATCTACCACCAACCCTTAACCTTTTTAGATGCCAATTAATCTGATACTTTGATAGACCTACATTCTTAGCATTGTTTGCTTTCAACTCAACCCAAAACTCATTGCCATCAATTATGCCATTTACATCAGGGATTCCGTTGATTGTGTTAGATTCTATACGCATCAAATGCCACGTCGGTTCAGTCTTCTGAATCAGGTTAATGCGTCGCCATAAATCGGACTCTTTATTCATCAATCTTGTTAGGTGTAACGTCAATAATATTTATGTTTTCACCAATTTTATTCTCTAATTCTTGTAGTCTTTTTTCCAATTGTTCCCTGTTCATACCCTCTAAACTACTATGAGATATCTCTTTTTTGTCTACAAATTGTCCTGCAAGTTGTCCTGATCTAAATTCAGCATTGATTGCACCTGTGTATTGACCTTTTGCTTCTGCTCCATTTCTTAATCTCTCAAATACTTTATATCGTCTAAGTTTGTCTTTTTCATATTTTGCCTGCTCCTCTTGTAATCTTGTTTCAAGATATCTACAAATATGTGGATTAAGATTTGGATTTGTAAGTCGAGAAGCCATCACCATTGACGCTTCTTTGTTTTTAGAACTGTAGCCAGCTTGTAACAAAGCATCAACCTTTGAGATGTTACCCCAGTTCTCAACTAAATTATCTACAAACTTTTTTTGTTTGTTTGTTAGGTCGCTTACTGTTCTCAGTTGTTTGCTTTTTTGCGGCATTTTTATAAATATTTGGGTCGTACCCACCATAGTTAAACATAAAATTATTATAATGTAATTACTTACAAAGTAAAATTTTAAATTAAAATGCAGCACTCGGTCCATTAGAACTTAGTTATTTTCCTACTTTTTGGGAATAATTCCTAAAATTTTCCTAAAACTTTTTGATGTTTTTCCTTGTTTTCTGCTATTTTTCCTAATTTCCTAAAATATTTTGGTATTTTACACTTTTTTAAAAAAAAGTTTGTAAGGAAGTGCATTGTAGGATATATATATGGTAAGGTAGTGTACAAATAACGAGTTTATCGTGAATACCTTTCTTTGCTCACTATGTATGCTACCTTTTTAAATCTCAACGTCATATTAGAAATTTTCTGCGCTATCACAGCTGTGGTCAGTATATATTATTATGGTAGTAAATCGTGGTATGCACCTTTGTTTGGTTACTTTTCACAAATATTTTGGATTTGGTGGGCAATTGCTGGTAATCATTACCCGATGTTATTACTAAGTCTGGCTATGGTTTTAACACATACAAGAAACTTACGGACTATGGGTACTACGAAAAAGCTGAAACAAATATGGTTGAACAGACAGCTGTAGATGTCTCATTAATCGTAGCTCTCATTTCAAACAATTTCTTTCTTATTCTTTTTTTACTGCCTGGATCACAGTCAAACATCTTTCTATACAATTTGTCGTATGGGTGCCACTGCACTTGTCTTTCATTAAAATATATTTTTTTTAGTTTTATTGCATTGACATAACAGTCGTATATGTCGTCTGGATCTAGCTTACCCCAATAGCATACCTTCTCAAAATCTTTTGTCTTACCGGTAATCCAGTTGTGAGCATATATTTTTTGCAAACTATTTTTTCTGTCAGAGTGTGGGTTGTTGGTATCTTCTATTGCGTTGACTACAACAGCGCGCCACAACTTTACTTCAGGGTCAAACTTTTCTGAGGATAGAAAGATTCTAGTGAACTTTAATCCCATTGTTCGAAATAGTTGTGGTGATGCTTGCATTAGTGTCCAAAGGTTTTTACTAAATGAGATAATACTTCTGCATACATATCTGTATACTTATTTAAAGTTTTATCTCTTTTTGCCTCCTTTTTTATATTTTCGTAGTCAAGCATTACCCCGTTAATGAAAGACGTACGATCTTCAGGACTCATATCCTCAGGTTCAATCAAGGATATTGATGATTGAATTTTAAGTATGTCTTCCGGTGATAATTTTTTAGAACCCATACTTACATTGTAACTACTTAATCTCACTAAGACTACCCTCTATCACTTTAAATCCTTCTTTTCTTCTTTTATTTGCTTCTTTTTTTGCTTTGGTAGCATCAGCAAGTATTGCAATCACATCTTCTCCGTCATATCCAACGTCAACCCCCATATATAAATTGTACATAAGCTGCACTATTTCATCGTAGCTGTCGTTGTCTAGCTTAGTCGCTAACATCAAAAATGATTCATAAACATTTTGATTAATTGCCATAAAAATTCTCCGTTAAAGTTAATCTTCCTGGCCCGTGCTCCGTGATTCTTGGTACTTGATATTCTTACTTTTATACGTCGGTAACTGACTATCGCAGTTTGGGCATACGAACCTAAGGTTCGAGAGCCTATGATCTAGTTTTACACCATTTATGTGGTCTAAGACAAGAGATAATTTTTTTCCTTGCCATTTACCCTTATTACCACAGGCAAAACATCGATAAGGCACCTTACCTGATTTCAATACTCTTATTTTCAATCGATGTCTATTCCTGTATTCTGAGTCTTTTACAAACAGTTCTTTTTCAGAGATACTGGTAAAAGTGTTAGCCGGTTTATAATAGCGCGGACTCATATTTCTGTCAGTATATTTAAACAAAATCTATTACATTTTTCTTTTGGTGCTATACCTCTATGAAAAATTTTACTTGGAAATATTAGAGCTTGTGAGGGTTCCGATTTAAAAAACTCTATCTTATCGCCTATTTTAAACTCAGTGCCTCCATCATTGTCGTGTAAATTATATATAATTGATACTTGATTGTCGGCTACATTATCTTGATGAAATTCTGTTTGACTGTTTGAATGATACCAATTCCAATACAGTCTTCTCACTCTGTTATATTTAAAAAATGCATTATGACTTATTGCATCTAATATTACGTTTGCATAAATATTCAGACTATCTATTTGAAATGAAGGGTTGCCGTCACTAAAAGAAGTAACAACAAAACCACTATCCATTTTATTGGTGCTTTTTGACAAACCAACATCACTACCAAATCCCCAAGAAGTAGATAAGTATAGCAAATCTATTATTCTGTTATTAGTAGTAAAAGGTATTCCTGTTTCTACCTTATTAACTATTGAGGTCATTTAATAATTTTAACAAACAACCTATCTAATATCAAATACCAGCACCCATTTAAGAGTGGTTCAATGACAGCTACTAAACCTGCCTCAAAAATAGAAGCACCTGTAAGAGAATATACAACACACATTGATATAACAATGTGTCCTAAAGTGTAAACAATTGCTCTGCCTAACGATGTTGTTGCTATTAGTTTAAATATGCCCTGTTGAAATTCAGTCATAATTAACTCCAATTTATTTTATATTTATCTTCAAGCCAATCATAAGTATTGACCAGCTCGTCTCTCAGTCTACTGCGCACCTCTTTTGGTACATTATCTTTATTACCTTTGTTGTAATGAGGTAAGGCATTTGGTAAATCAATAGGACAAACACCAATAAAACGCAACAATTTTTTCCAACAAGCAGCTGTGTCTGTAAACAAATCTTCACTACGCATAATTAAAATCTGTTTATCAGAAAAAAATTTCTCATATCTTTT